CTCCATTGTGCCACCACCAACATTACTAGCTAATATATTTCTCAATTTATTGATAGCAGTTTTGTTAGGTAGGATTTTATGATCTAGATTACCTAGTGTCCAAAGGCGGATATTGGAAATCGCTCCATCTAGAGCGGACATGTCAGCTAGCCTCATTTTTTCTAGCATAACGATGTCGTCGAGAATAGCATAGACAAGAGGGTTCGCCCACCTTTGCCAGTCATCTTTCTTGTAGTAAGATATAGACAGTCTTTCTTTGTCTAATTGTATTTTCTTTTCACCACGTTTAATAGCTTCCTTGACATTTGGCGGCAATGTGTCACTTACATGTGCTGGTATAGAGCCTTCTTTGAAGTTGTCTAAAAAAGCGCCAGAGTCTATTTCAAAATTCCTAACACCTAAGAACATATTGATATTTCCATCCTTCATGTCAATATTTAAAGGATTGAAGAAATTGTATCGCCAAGGTATTTGATTTCTTTCTATTTCTGGTAACTCTACAGTTATATCATTAGCCATAGATTTAATGTATTTAGTTATGTCTGGGGTAATATTGGCATAACTCTTGTATACAATGGCTTGGCCGGTTCTGTATAGGTTATTTAGGAATCTTTCTGAGCGCTCTTTACCATCAATCTTCTTAAACCACTGTTTAAAGAACTTCTCTACACTTTCATTCTCGTGGACAATATTTATGCCCTGACAACCAAAGTCACCCATTAAATCAATTATATTGCGAATGATTCCAACTTTATCGTATGCGTCCATACACATCTTGATAATTTTCTTTTGCTTGGTTGGAACCTGCTCTTCTGGCCTGAAAGCGTAGTAATCATTGTAACCAAATGATGGTCTTACCGATCTATTTGGCTCAATGTCTATAAAATCTCTATAAAAATGAGATGCTTTTGACACACCTTCATACGCATCTAGAGACTCAGAAAATTGTTCAAAGGCATCTTTTTTACTCTGCTGGTTGCCTTCATCCCATGTAATCATATGATTGTCGTTCATCGTTTCTCCAAGCAATTGAAATGTAATTGGAATACATTTATATTATACACGTTAATAGACATCTTTCATAGAATTAGTAAACCAACTTGGGCCAGTGTACATATTTTTCTCTTTATCCTTGGATTTAGTGCCTGTAGCAAAGCCTCCATAGAAAGTATATTCTTCCTGCTCTGGCGTTCTATCTATTATTCTAGCCGCCATGTTAGCCATTAATAGAGATGAATACCTGTCTTTTCTCTGCTTGCCTTTCCTTCCTGTACCTACAACGGTCTCTGGTGTGTCCCATTTATCTCGACCGGAAGCGGTTTGGGTCATTTGAATCATTGCTAGTTCATCTTTAAGTTCTTCTATCTCCATAACACATTGTTCTAAGGTGTCGAACAGCCTGCCTTTCATGGCGTCTTCTGTGCTAGATATGCCCAAACTAACAGAGTCGAATCTTGGGAAAAGCAACGCCCTATCTTCAAAGTCTTTCCTCATTCCATGATTTGCCTCTGCTAGCCACTCATGTTTCGCAAACTGACACATCTCAAGTATATGTAAGCCTTGTTCTCCGTCCGTATCCTTTGGTTTGTCATCGTCTATAACCGGCCATATTGGTAACTCACCTTCTTTTATTTTATCTTTATCGTGTAAACCCTCCATTACAGCTATACCACCACCCTGAGCGTCTAACGCTATATGATGACAAGGAAATAATTTCATTAAATCTCTAATTTTTCTAACACAATATCCATAAAAATCTGTCTCTCTGGAGAAACCTCTTTTGACTTTTTCTTTATGTTCAGATCTATTGGTTGTCCAGCAATGCACTATTCTCCTGTGGCCGTTATGTAATTCCAACACAACAATACTAAAATTATCAACCTCAGATGCGGGGTCAATACCAAAGACATATTTTTTCTCTTTATCGCCCATTAGCTTTGCTTCAAATACTATGGGGTTCTTGTTTATGTCTAAAATAGCCTTTGTTTCGTCTGTCTGTTCGTTTGCCACGCATTGTTCAATTAGCGTTCTCTTGAAGAAGCCCTGAGAATCGCGTGTAAAGCACGCACCGAATTCCATTTGATAGATACCAGCGTGGACTGTAGCCTTCGATCTGGCGACCTGTGAGGCGTCCATAAAGCCCTCTGGTAAAAGTTCGTATGGAATACGAATTATAGAATAGTCTTTCCAGTTAAAGTCCTTTGGTGGGTCTTCTCCAAATATATCTCTAAGTCTATTTAGTTTACCTTGACTTTTGATTATAGCTTTCCATTTTTTCCAATAATCGGCAAAATGGTTAAAGTCATAATAGGCAGTACCGCTTAATATGATTTGGTTGTCTTTCTTTTCTATCACATCGTTTGTTTTTTCTTCTATCTCTATTCCAAGCTCTTTGGCTTTTTTTCTAGAAGCAATTTTCTTGACATTCTCAATAGGATCTGAGCTAACGGCAGCAAAACCGGCAACAACTGTCTCGAAAATATCTCGCGGGATAGAAGCAAACTCGTCAGATATAATATCGTTAGCACGCTGCCCTCTAATTTTCTGTCCGTCTCCAAGAGGAAGACAAGTAATACGGGATTTATTAATCCGCATAACACAACGGTCCACATCCCTACGTGGTCCACTATTCGCATCACACATACTCCTTAAAATGGGCGCGTTGTTCCAAATTGTTTCCATGTACTCAAAAAGAACCTTAGATTGACGAAAAGCTGCGCCCACAACAACAACCTTTCTGTCTGGTAATATAAGCGCTCTAATCATTGAGTATAATGATAGTATAAATGACTTACCAAAACCACGACTAGCTATGAGCATTGGGAATTTTCTATTCCACATCTCGCATAAAAATAAGGCTTGTGATGGTAGTATGTTAATATTGAATATATGTTTACATAAAAAAGAGAAATACTCCGGCCTTGTCATTAGCCATATTAGTCTTAGGTGGTAGTCTTCATCATTAAAGCTAACCATTTCAAATGGATTAATTAAATCCTCTTTTTTAACATCATCTAAATTAAGCCAAGCTTCGTCTATGTTTTTTAAATTATTGCTCATTTATAAATCCCATCTACAAATCCGTAGTAAACAGCTTCTTCGGCATCTAAATACCAGTCACCGTCTTTCATTTTCCTTTTGATGTACTGTCTAGTTTTAGACACGTTATATTCTCTTTCTATAAAAAATTCACCAAACTTACAGCATTGCTCCGCATAAATTGTTATCATCTTCTCAGCATTGTTTTTATCTATAACCGAGTAGTTCTGAGAGCTTAGAAAATCGCCGGATAGATCAGTTGAACCAAAGTGGCACATAAATATGGCATTAGGTGTTATAAGCCTCCTTCGAGCCGCCTGAATTATCACAGTACCCATAGAGCATAATTGACCGTAGGCTATAAAGGTTGTTTTACATTTACAGTTTTTTATAGCATCGTATATACCCATTCCAGAATACCAACAACCACCAACCGTCTGCATATGTATTGTTATTGGCTCTTTACTTAAATTTTTTAGTATATTTATGTTCTTCACAAAGTTTTGTAGCATCCTGTGGTCAACACCGGCTCTGTCTCCAGAGTCATCAAATTCATTTAAGTATATCTCTCTATTTTTCACATCTACATTGTAGCTGTGGACTTCAGTAACGATATCTCTAGCTGATGACATTATTTTATTCCCGAAGAGTATTTTTCATTAATCCTTTTTAATATGCTCAAAACCGTCCACTTAGCATCTCTTTTTGATCCACAAAATATTACATGGATATCATGGTTTATTTGTAATTCCATTAAAAATCTTAACATGTATTTATTAGATATCTTGAGCTTTTTTATTTCGCTTTCTGGTATATCTGATCCTTCTGGAAAATCCATCAATTGTTGTAGGGAAAATTCTAAGACTAGAAATTTATGTGGGAATTCTTTCATCCTCTCTATTTCAGCCATAAACCTCCTGCTACCAAAGCCAACGTTATTGGCTAATTCGACAGCACTAGCTTTTCTTTCTATACATATTTTGTCTTCTAATCCTTCAATGCTATAATCACCAGTGTCTAGTTTTCTAGATACCATACCTTTACATATATGGTATTTAGTTCTAGAAGCTTCAAAGGTATATCCCTTTTGCTCTCTAGTATCTTTTATTATAGTAAATGGTCGTATTTTACCCATTGTTTTTTCTCACTATACTTTGAAATAGGGATTGATAATATGTCTCGTGTCCAGTCACTTTCTTGTGGCAGAAATAACACAAAGTTATTCCGTTATCAACGTCAAATCTCAAAGTGGAAGCGCTTGCCCATTTTCTTATGTGGTGGGCATTTAAATATTTCTTTTTAGAGCAACCCGGCATTTGGCATTTTCTTTTATCTCTTGAGAATACTTTGTTTCGCCAATCTCTATAGAGGGGGTCGTCAAAATCTCTCCTGCTCATGAGAGATCACTCATTACCATCATTTTAACGAGGTCTTCAAATGAGTGTTTGGGGGTCCATCCAAGCTTCTCTCTTGCTTTTGTGCAATCACCTCTAAGGTAGTCAACTTCAGCTGGTCTGTAAAATTCGGGGTCTTCAACTACAAAGTCAGCCCAATTTTGTATACCGAGTGAAGAAAAGGCTATGGTTATAAAGTCTTCAACTGTATGTGTTTCTCCGGTACATATAACGTAGTCATCTGGGTTATCTTGTTGTAGCATCATCCACAT